TCAGTATAGTTATAATCACGAAACTATAATAACTTTATTTGCAAATAGAGTATCTAAGGTAATAGAGTTACCTGAAACACTAGACGTATGCTTATATCCATTACCCAATAATGTTTATGGTGGCATAGATATGAATCATATCAATCGAATCGGCATTAATTATGATTTACCTTTAGACTTAGTACCTAAGATTCTTACACATGAGTTAATACATGTTAATCAAAAACATACTGGTATATTAACCATTAAGTCAAATGGAATGTGTTACTGGCATGGTATCCCTTATACTAAAAAGTTACCCGAGGAGATGTGTTATGAAGAATATAATAATCTTCCTTGGGAACTAGATGTTGCAAAAAGACAACAAGAAGTCTATAGTCAGGCATTGAACTTAGTTGACAACTAATCCGTTCGGTAGTATACTGAAAGTACAGTAGATAGCAACCCCCGAAAAAGGAAGACGATATGGCAAAAGTCACTTTACAGCAAGGTCTATACAAAGTAGTTTTCACTGAGTATGATCGGTTCAGTGGTCAAAAGCATTGGGACACTGAGTATTACGACAACGAGGACGAAGCCCGCAATCGTGCTATTTCTTATAACAAAGAACACAATAACAAGGATTATGTCCCCGAGTGGTATGTGAGAGCAGACTACGAAGGCAGAGTCTAAAGTACTACAACCCAAACTTGACTAATAATCAGTTTGGGTTTATAATTGAGGCATGAAAACAGTTACAGAACACCTCAAAGACAGACACCTCGACTTAGAGTTGCATCGTCCAATGGTTGACGAAGTTGAGCGTGTCGCTACATTCTTCCTGTACAATCTCTCGGGAGCCCTAGTAGGCTACCAACAATACCGCCCCGAGGGTGAAAAGAAGCCTCAAAACAATCCCAAGCAAGGCAAGTATTTCACATATAGAAAGCAACCCACCCTCGCAGTCTGGGGAGTAGAAAGTTTACATTTATCTCCTAATGTCGTTTTCCTAACTGAGGGTGTTTTCGATGCCTGCAGACTGACAGAAAAGGGTTACAGTGCCCTTGCTGTACTGAGCAACAACACCGGATCAGACTTGAAAAACTTCCTGTTCATGTTGAATAGGAAAGTAGTAGCCGTCTGTGACAATGACGATGCCGGCCGCAAGTTAGCAAAATTCGGTGATGTTGCAGTGTTTTGTGAAGACCACGATTTGGGGAATTCTACAGATGAATTTGTGAATACTTTAGTACTACAATTTGGCTAACTAAAGTACTCATTTTTGACCCCTAGGGGCTTCAAAATCGATAGAATTCTGAGGATCTAACTCTGACGCACAATTAGCGAAATCACCGAAATTTGACAATAAATGGGCTTTCATGTATAATTCATTCATGAACTCGAAAATCGTCCGCAAGCGTAGAACTGATAGAAATCAAGTGATTTACTACATCCAAGATGTAGTGACACTTGACTACTACATCGGCTTAACTGCTATGTGCTTTGCAGGTAATGTTCGTAAGACACTTACCCGTCGTATGCAAAAACATATGCAACGTGCCTTGACTGAGAACAAAAACTGGGGTTTGTCACGTGCTTTGCGTGAACAAGGTGCCGAGCGTTTTGTATTCGGTGTTGTTGAAGTTGTTCGAGGCAAGCGTCCTGCTCATGCACGTGAGACAGAATTAATCAATACAATGCAACCATCACTTAACACATTTGGATTAAAATAATGAACACGCAAATTGAAAAACTAATTAATGATACAGTAGGTATTCTGGACCGTGATCCCTTGAGTCAATCCGAGGATACTTATAGTATTCTACTTAAGTTTACACAAGCCCTTGCTAGTGAACTAGGTGAAATTGTAGTTGAAGATCCTGTCAAGGATGGTGTTCGCATGTACTTTGACGAAAAGATCGCCCGTTATGTAATTAAGAAAAGTGTAGGACTGTAAAATGCAAGCATATATTAATTTAGGTATCGTAATGTTGCCCGTCATTGTGATGGGTCTGGCAATTATCATCAAGGATGGTTTCTAATGAAGTTGAATGACAGTCTACAATGGGTTGGAGCAGTATTTATTATTATTGGTCACGTTTGTAATTCAATCGGACCTGACGCATACCCCTACAACATCGTAGCATTCACATTAGGCACAATTGCATTTATGACTTGGACCATTCGTGTTAAAAATAAACCACAGTTTATAGTTAATGTGGTGGCAATTGTAACATGTTTGGTAGGTTTAGTTAAGGCTTATAGTTAAGGAGTAAATTATGAGAGATGGATATGGAGTATGTCCTGTATGCAACGGGACTTGTCAAGTTGAATTGACAGAACAAGAAAAAAGTTATTCTTGGAATAAAGGTCACACACACCGTAAATGTCACAATTGCGGTGGACAGTATATGTACAGCACTGCTAAAGGTGAAGTACGGTTGAATAGTGATGGCGTTCCCTGTACTCACAGTTATACAAGTTCTAATGACGGAAGATGTTTGACGGGATACCATTGCAAACATTGTGGTGATCGTTATCAAATTGATTCGGGCGATTGATATAATGGAATATAAAATTGAATCATCGAATGTAAGAATACGAAAGTTTTTAGAATCTCTAATGCCTTCGTTTATTAAACAGTTAGGACTTACTAATAGCAAACGTGCGGTTCTAGTAAAAGTTACCAAAGACTTAGACAAAAATTTTCAAGGTGCTACAATGAATATTGAAGTAGCAGACTGTATGATAGTATTAATCAAACCACCAAAGAGGCTTACTCCTATGAGTTTGCTGGATATGTCAAGTACGCTAGCGCATGAAATGGTACACGTTAAACAGTTAGCTAAAGGGCAAATGAAACTTCTTCCAAATGAAGCTAGGATGTGGAAAGGTAAACGCTATAGCAAAAAAACAAAGTACTTAGATATGCCTTGGGAAATTGATGCGTTTTCTAAACAAGAACTGCTATTACGCAGAGCACTAGAGCTATAAAGGATTATGTAATGAAAAACGTTGACACATGGCTTGATAATAATGATATTGAACGATTGTGGAAAGTAATACAAGGAGAACTACCACATGCGGCAGCATCCTCAGATGAAATGGATGAGTTTCTAAAATTGGTAACTCATGTAGCAATGGTAAAGATGGGTGGAATTGAATATCAAACTTCCACTGTGCAGTAAGGAATGATATGTTGGAATGTTTAATTTTAGGAGATAGTATTGCAGTTGGCGTAGCACAGTATCGTCCTGAATGTGTTGCGTATGCCAAAGGTGGGATTAATTCTCGGCAATGGGTAAACAGCTACATTACCAAAGACTTGTCAGCAGATACAGTAATTATTAGTTTAGGTAGTAACGACCATGCAGGTGTTAAAACTGTAAAAGAGTTGCGTACTATCCGTGAACTGACTAAAGCTAAACGTGTGTTTTGGATGTTACCTTCGGGAGTGCATCCAAAAAACAATGTGCCAGTTAGTGAGATTCAAAAAATGGTACGATTAGTTGCAGAAGAAAACGGAGATATTGTATTGACGGTGAACCGCTTACAAACGGATAGGATACATCCAAGCACTGCTGGATATAAAGAGTTAGCAAATAATACGAGGTGATTTAAATGTGGATTGAAAACGTAGCGGCAGCAGATATACCCTCAAGGTTCCATCATGAGGCTGGAGATAATAGTATGTTGATTAGTATTGTTGACCCGGCAAGTTGGAGACCAACACCTGCTCACAAGTTCAAAGAGATTCATAATTTTGAATTTCTAGATGTAGAGGAAAAGGATGAAGTGCTTGAGGAAGCTATGAAGTGTAGCCAAGAGCAGGCTAATGAGCTTGTTCGCCTGTTGGAACATGCAAAAGAAAATAGAATGAACGTGGTTGTTCATTGCTTTGCAGGTATCTGTCGCAGTGGAGCTGTTTGTGAGGTCGGTGTCATGATGGGTTTTGAGGACACTGGAAGATTTCGTAGCCCCAATCTACTCGTCAAGCATCGTATGATGAAAGCATTAGGTTGGACATACGATGAAGATGAAAAGCCAAACGTTGATGATTGGCGAACTTTTAGGAATATAGAATGAACAAGTTAAATGAAGATGGAAAGGTAGCAGTGTTGTACAGTACTGGCTTCGGTGCAGGGTGGTATACATGGAATTACGATTATCCTGAAATTCTTTTTGATCCTGCGATTGTAAAATTAGTCGAAAAGGAAATGTTTGAAGAATTAGAAATATATGTGACATTGAAGTATCCTGAAATATACACGGGTGGTATGCAAGATTTAAAAGTAGAGTGGATACCAGAAGGTACGTTGTTTAGAGTAAATGAATATGATGGTAGTGAATCAATTGAGTACAAAGAAGACGACCACTGGATGGTTGCATAAAGGATTGGTATGTGGGAAGTAAGAGATAGAGGTGGATTAATATGCGGAAAGTCAAAAGACCTCACGCTAGCTATGGAGATGGCAAAACTTGTTGACGAGTTTGTAACTATCACTGATGGAGTAACAGAGATTGTGGGTATGTTCGGGGTTGACACTATTGCAGATGGTAAGTGTCCAGATGGCGTTGACTACGATTGGGATAAGGATTCACGCATCGGAGAAGCACGTAAGCGTTAACCCTACTACCCGAAAGCACTTGATTCATACTAGCATTGAGTGCTATAATAGCAATAGAGAAAATCCTATGATCTATTTTAGCTTTAACATTCAGAATCCCTGGTCTAATAAATTTAAAAATTTATTTTGTAAGACCGGCCACCTTATAAAGAACAAATTTTGGGAAATAAATCTTTACAAAGATGCAGTACTGGTTAGACTAACTATTGAAATTAATATTCGTAAGGATCATGGCGGAATAGATATGGAAATAGGATTTATGGGATATACAATTGGCGCACAAATTTATGACAACCGACACTGGGATCATAAAACAGATACATGGTTAAAGCATGAAACAAACTAAAGAAGAAATCATTCATATGATGTGTTTGGAGTATAGACATGATTTTGGACTACGAAAATCAGATGATTCTAATCCATTAGAATCAGGTATGACAGAAAAGGATGCCAAAGTACTTTACACAGTAATGGAGTTCATATATAATGAACTTATAAAATTACACGAATCAAGAAAACTCAAAGGAAAACCAAATGAACCTAAAAGACGTAAACGAAATTTTTGAACATCGTATCACTGGTGGTAGTGAATACACTTGGAATTGTTATGGTCCTAATGCCCGTTATTTAGATTACGAAAGTGACTATGGTACAGGTTCTTGCATTTTTGATTCTCAGACACAGGAAATTTATGAAGTGTCTGTCGAGGTTAAGGAGTCAGAAAATCGCCCCTATCGATGGTTGAATCCTAATACTAAACAAGTTATGTTTGACGAGGCATCATATCGTAACGTGGATCGTGACACAGCATGGGATAACATTAAATGGGTTAGCCTAGAAACAGAAGAAGACTTTTTAGAAAAGGCAAGTGCTATTTTTAAAGGTCAACCATTTGATACACGTGTTAGTGTACCACTAGATTTGAATGATGAGGAGTTGTTTGCCATGATGAAACTAGCACATCAACGAGATATCACTCTTAATCAATTGATGGTAGAAGTATTACAGGCTGCAATTGATAATAATACGCAAGACCACAATGAATAATATCTTAACTGGAATTTTTACTTGGATCAAAGATGATTACAAAACTAACAGATTTCGCTTTTTTATTGAAGTTTTGGCTTGGGCAATTTCAATTGGCTGTAGCATTGCGATGGCTTTCACTGTACCCAATCCACCTCTTCTTTACTTGTATCCTGCTTGGATTGCTGGCTGTGCTATGTATGCTTGGGCTAGTTTTACTAGGAAATCATTTGGGATGCTTGCTAACTACATATTGTTAACATCTATTGATACGATAGGTTTAACTAGGATGCTAACACAATGAAAACTTGGACAGTTGAATTACAAGACGATCCTGTAACAGGTGATTGTATACTAGAATTTCCACCCGATATGCTAGTAGAAACGGGCTGGAAAGAAGGTGACGTATTAGAGTGGCATGACAACAAAGATGGATCATTTACTATGACAAAAAAAGAAACTCAATGGGTACTAGTTGAAGCGATAAGCACGTTCCGTCAACGTTACATGGTTGAAGTACCAACAGGCACTGATGACTATGGTAAAGATAAAAGTGAGTGGGCACTAGATACTGTCACTATGAATGAGGCACAAGAATTTAGTCAAGAACATATTGGTGAACAAATCATTAGCCACCGCATTGTCACAAAAGATGAAGCATTAACTTTGTGTGATAAAGACAATGGCTATTGCAGTGCCTGGTCAGAAGAACACAAAGTAAATACATTTTTTACACCTTGGAAAGAAAAAGATGGCAACACCGATTGAAATGACACATACTAGAACCGGTATTGTAAAACAGGGATATATTGGTTTTAGTTACACTTACTTTTTTCTAGGCATTTTTAGTCTTGGATGGATTGTACCACTCTATCGTGGACATCTAGTTGTATCATTAATTTGTTTAATATTCCATATGTTTACGTTACCTTTGTGGATGCTTACTGCATTATTGTTTGGATTGTTCTTTAACAAATTTTACACACTGAGACTTATTGAAGAAGGTTACCGATTCACTGATAGTGATGAGGAATTAGTAGCAAGAGCGAAAACAATTTTAGGAGTGACTAAGTAATGGAAACTAATAACTGGGTTAATACGGATGTTAAGATTACTGATGAACTGGAACCTAAATTACACGAGTGGTTGAAGGGTGTACTAGTATCTACCACTGCAACTGTTACGTTTACTAAAGTAGATGGCACAGAGCGTGTGATGAAATGCACATTAGAATCTGATAAGATTCCTAAGATTGAAATCAAAGAAGATGCTAAGCCTCGCAAACAATCTGACAGTACAAAAGCATTACGTGTTTTTGACCTAGAGAAAAACGAATGGCGTAGTTTTACAATTAAAAATATTAAACGAATTGAGTTTACGATTGGTGGAGAAGATGATACGGTATGATGAAACCTGTTCAGTAAAATGCGTTGACAACGGTGAAACAGTCACTGCTGACATCCTAGACCACAAACCTCAATTATTGTTAAGCGTAAGCCTAAACAAGAGTATCAAAATGATACTCAAATATTCTCCGAAAAATGATGAATACCAAGGTGATTTATACGGTAGAACTTTTGTTTCTAAAGGTCCAAAAGGTAAGCATTATACCACCGGCCGATAAATTTGACAATAAATACCCATTGTGATATACTATGGGTTATGAAAAGAGAAATACTATCCTTCAAACTTGAGCCAATCAAGCATCGAGTTCATAGAGTGTTGTTTGACGACAACACTCCGTTCAAACCTAAGGTTGTACAATCCAAAGTACAATACCGTCGTAAAAACAAGCATCCAAATAGACAGGAATTTGTATGAAAGACCTTACTAAAAATGAGTTGCACAAACAACTGGTAGATACGTTTATATCTACCCAGTTTAACTCTTTTTTGAATCGTAATCCCGGTAATAGAGCAGGTGCGGCCTTGTATGCAACTGGAAGGGTAGAGGCATTGTTATTAGATGCACTACAAGAATTGCCCGGTTATCACTACGACAATCTAATATATAAACTAAAAGGTTGACAATAAATCCTTTTGGTGCTACAATACTTGTATTGAAACTTAGAAAGGAAATTCAATATGTCAGATAAATCTCAAGCTATCGCACAAACCGCAAAAGAATTTGCTCTTGTCGCAATTGCAGGATGCATAACAGTTTATTTGTTTACTATCATTCCAGTAACAGCGATTCCATATATTGGAATCTCATTCTGTATCGGTCTGTTGGCATACATCATGTACAATATCAATCTAGGTCGTATCCAGTATCGCAAGCACCTCGAGGATATGGAAAAGGCTATGCACAAGGTCAACAAATAAAAGGTTGACAATAAATCGTTTTGGGTCTATAATAGAGTCTTATTCAGTCAAAAGGAGTTCACATGAACATCAAAGAAATTAACACTGCTATCATGCATGGTAACCTTACTAACGAACAGTTGAATAGCATTGGAGATGCCATTCGTTTTGCACGTGCCCAACTAGTGGTACGAAACAAATCTGCATTGACAATCGGATCCAAGGTTACGTTTACTAGTTCAACACGTGGTACAATTGTTGGCTCCGTTAAGAAAATCAATCGCAAGTTTATCTTAGTTGATACACAGGCTCCTGGTTCATTCACTAGTGGTGTTTGGAAAGTTCCTGCTAACATGTTGACAGTTGTTTAAGGAACAATAATGGAAAAGTTTGCAGGTATTGTTGGTGTAGTTGTCCTAGGTATTATGGGCTTGCTAGCTCTCAGTTTCTTATTGAGTTGGCCGGTCTACATGCTATGGAATGGTTGTTTGGTAGGGGCCGTTGCAGGAGTTAGTGAAGTGTCCTGGTTGCAGGCATGGGGACTGACTATACTGTGTGGCTTCTTGTTTAAATCTAATGTGAGTAATTCAAAATGAGTAAAATGGCAGACTTGGAAATCACTATCGAGGAAATGTTGGAAAAAGGTGACCACCCTGCAACAATCTCCGCAGTACTTAATGTTCCGGTAACTTGGGTTTATGCAGTTTCGAAATACGCCGAAGAGGAATTGAGTCCTTTCACTACCGTCAATTCTTAAAGTTGACAAAAAATATATTTGGCTCTACAATAGAGTCTTCTTTTAACTTAATAGAGAAAATTTATGACAGTCGCAACAAAAGTAAAATCGGCACCAACTAAAAACTTTACTATTTCTGCAAAGCCTGCACGAAAACCCAGTACAAAGAAAGCAAAAAAAGCAATTATGAAAGCGATCCTAACCACACCAATTGATCTGTTTGCTCGTGATGAAGCAGATATTCCTGCAGTAGACCCTTCGGAACGTGCTGTTAATGTTCTGGACAAGAAGCCTAATGAGCATGATGCTAAAACAGTGGAGGCATTGGTTGAAGGATTTATGAATGATAAACTTTCAGGCATCGCAAAACGTAACACTAATAAAAAAGTAGTTTCTTATAAAAATCTCCCTTACTATGACGCAATCCCGTTGCGTGATTTATTGAGCGCACTTGCCGTTCAACGACCATTGATTCATGGTCACATTAAGAAAATTGTAGAAAACTTTGACCCCAAGAAAGTACAATACGTTAACGTTCTCAAAATTAAAGTCAAAAACAAATATTACTATTACATCATCGATGGACAACATACCGCAGTATCTTATGGTGTACTAGCTAAGTGGGGACACTTTACTGACGATGGTATTTCTGCTGACAATTGGCTTGACGTTGAAATCAAGTGTCAAGTGATTGAGTTTCACAACTTTACTTTTGCACGTGAACACTTCTTGGGTATCAACGGCGAAGATAAACGTAAACTGGTTTACTTTGACAAGTGGAAGAATTATGTTTTGTGCAAGCGACAAGACAACCCAAATACTGTTACTAAAGAACTGTACGAAGAAGCATTCGCTAAACAAATCATCATGGAATCATATGGTATCGTCCCTGTGCATGAAGAAGATGATGATAACAAAGACTTGCCAGGTGCGTTCGTTCGTGTTGACCTGTTGAAAGAATTGTCTGACGAAGAAATGCACTGGTGGTGTCAGATCCATCAATGGAATTGGGACTATCGTAGTGTTGATTCTATCGAAGTGCTACCTATGATTAACTTGCGTAACAAAATCAAAGGTAACAAATCGTTGAAATCAAAAGAAATCAAAGAGTTTGTTATGGCATTGGGCAATGTTATTCGCAACATTTCTGGTTCTCCTGCAGAGTTCCGTCGACTTGCTGAAGGCACGTTCAGAACTTGGCACAAAGAAGCTAATCCAGACGAGAAGATTCCAAGCACACCTGCTGACGCATCTTTGGCACTGTTGTTGCAAATTTATTACAAGCACGGTGGTACATTTAAGAATATTTCTAAGACATTCTTGGAAGACTATGATGACAATGACTATACATTGTTTGACGCATTGCCTCAAGAAACACAAGACTTGGTGGGATAATGACACAAGGACTTTACATTGCTGAAGTGCAGGGTAAAGAATTGTACTCAAAGCCCGGGATTACAGAGGACTTCGGTTCTCGTATGGGAGGATACTCAAAAGGAGGTAATCAAGTTACTATCCACTTTGCATGTATCGCACGGCCCGGGCTTGAGGGTAAAATTCGTACACTAGAAGAAGATGGAAAAGTGTATTTTAAAAAGCACTTTTCTAAATTCAATGGTTACAACCGTACTGAATATATTAGCATAAAGGACACTGGAATTACAGTAGAGATTTTAGAAGAATATTATCGTTCTAAAATAACACGTATTCCAGGCATCTTCATTGTTAAAAAGGAACATCTACCGTTAACCCGAGAGACACCGAATCTTAAAGATTTTATGAAGACTGCATTGAAATACCCAGAAAAGTACCTTGAAGGTTTTAAGTCTTGACAAAATCTAAATAGTAGTATATAATAGACACATGACACAAACTTACGCACTAATCGACCTTGCTAACACTTTTTTTCGTGCCCGTCACGTTGCGGCGCGCGGTACTGACCCGGAGGAAAAGGTAGCGCAAGCATTGCACATCACCTTTGCCTCAATAAATCAAGCGGTCAAACGATATGGAATTACACATGTCGTAGCCTGTTTAGAGGGTCGCTCGTTCAGGAAGGATATGTATGCCCCATACAAGAGGAATCGCATCGTTGATGCACAATCAGTTACTGAGGCTGAGGTTGAAGAATCTAAAATGTTTTGGGACACGTATGAGAAGCTAACGGTTTTTCTTAAAGAGAAGACCAATGTGAGTGTCCTGCGTCACGAACGTGCAGAAGCCGACGATATGATTGCAAGGTTCATTTTTTTGCATCCTGAAGACAACCACTACATCATCAGCACAGATACAGATTTTCACCAGTTACTGGCCAGTAACGTAAAGCAATATGCGGGCGTCACGGGTGAGCTTGCAACATTAGAGGGATTTTTTAAAGAAAATGGTAAGCCCGTAATTGATAAGAAAACTAAAGAGCCTAAACTTCTCGGAGACCCTGAGTATTTGCTATTCCTAAAAATTTGCAGGGGAGACACCTCTGACAATATTTTTAGTGCTTTTCCGGGTTGTCGTGAAAACGGTACTAAGAACAAAGTTGGCATTCGTGAAGCATTCGAGGATCGCAACAAACAAGGTTTTAATTACAACAATTTTATGTTGCAACGTTACACAACACATGAGGGTGTTGAGGTACGAGTTAAGGATGCATTTGAGAGAAATCGGGCCCTCATTGACTTAACCGCACAACCTCAGGAAATCAAGGATGCAGTTGACCAACGCATTCGTGAAAGCGTCCGTGTGACAACTACCCCTCAAGTGGGAGTACACTTTATGAAATTTTGTAGTAAGTACGATTTGCAAAAGCTCAGTGAGCAAGCGCAGACCTACAGTGCATGGCTTAACCGTCCTTATACAGGTTCGTTGGCATGAATGATAAGCTATTCTACGGAACTATCTTAGCAATGTTTGTTGCTTTTACTGGTCATCCGTGGATAGCATTAATTATATTTTGGTTGGGTATTATATGAACACGATACTTGTTTGGATTTTGGTTACAGTCAACTACACCGGCAACGGTTATAGAACGGTCACATACAGTCCACCTATGGCAGATTTAGAATCCTGTCAGAGAATGTCCGACCTTGTTAATAAAAAATCAAACTATATTGCAACACAATGTGTTCAAGTAAAGGTAGTAAAATGAACGACCGTAAACTAATCGGTTATACCGAGCGTGAAGAAGGTTTTTATCCTTTGTATGCGCCTGGCGAAGGTTATATTGTCACCCATGCGTTTATTCTTTGTAAGTATTGTAACGGCGCCGTCTATCATTGTATGGGTCCACGTTATGACGCAGTATGTTTAACTTGTTATGAGAAAGATCCAGATGCACGATAGAATTAAAGCAGTATGGGACACAGCGGCCAAACTTGAATCCGATCCTTCTTGGGAAGGGCAGACTAAATTTATGGAAAAATTCGCCGAGTTGATTGTGTTAGAATGTGTTAATGCAGTGATGGATGGCACCAAAGAAGGAGACCATTACTCTATGCGAATTGAACAGCATTTTGAC